GGCTAAGGTTGCGTCTGAAAAAGCTGCTGCTGAGTTCAAAGCTAAATATGGAACGGATTTTTTTTCTGCTGCAAAAAGTTTGACGCAGTCGACTACAGTAGTTAAGAAAGTCGGCTGGTGGAACATAACTCACGAAAACATTCCGGTTCCTCATGTTGATGGTATTTCGATGGATGCTCCAGACGTTCGCCATGCTTTGATGGCCAAAGGCAAAGCGTCGTGGTCTAAAGCACCTGTTGCTGTAAGAAATGCGATACGCGATTTTACTGGAAGTTATTCGAGTTTTATCAATGATGATATGGTTTCGACTGAAGGAAAACCAACATCTGCAAAAGCAAAAAATGCTGCAAAAGCCGTAGCTGAATACAGCATAGATCTCCCTGAAGGAATGCTTTTGCGAAGAAACTACAATTACACTCCAGAGCCTGGGAAGCAATTGGTTCCCGGTCAGGTAATCTACTCCGACACGATTCATTCGACGTCGACTGGTAAGGCAATGACGAGTCGTAAAACCCACATGTACATCACAGTCGGAAAAGGCGTAAAAGGTTTGCCAGCAGAACATTTCTCTGCAGTCCCGAGCGAACATGAGGTAACCATGGGCGCTGGTCAGCGATACGTTGTTACCAAATACGTACCCGTTGGACCTGACGGAAAAGAGCAGATTTATGTGTTAGCATTGCCGACCGGTGGCGTTTAATAGGTATGGGTAACTCGATGAAACAAAAACAAAACCTTGGGAATTACGAATCCGTCTGCGGAATACTTCGAACAGCGGTGGATGAATTTCTTTTTTATCTGTCAAGCACTAAAGATGATCCTAATAAGCGTGCCGAATGGATCCTGCAAATGATCGGCAAATTGTCAGATTTGTTTTTATCTGGATCTCAAGATTATGATCCGGTGGATATTTGGAACAAGCCTGGGGCGATTGACGCGTATTTGGCTGAAATATTCCCGTTTCCCTCCGAGGATCCGAAGGAACGGATGCGTACGTTTTTTTTGATGTTCTTCGACAAAATTGTTGAATTGAACCGACTAGCAAGCACTTCAGGCATCCTCGACGAGCAGTGGCAAGAAGGTGGCAGGCTTGTGTTCCAAGAATTCGCAATGTTGCTTATCGGGATTCCGGTTGGATCCGAAGTGGAAAAACGCGAATCTATCCAGGTTCGTGAAAGCGTGGCGTTGTCGGGTCGTCAAAAGGCAATGATGGAACGTTGGAAGGATTACCCGTAATGCCTGAGTTCAAGGAGCGAATGTCCTACGAGGAGCAAATGACCGAGGCCATGCGCGAGGTATTCGACGCTGCCATGGCTGTTGCTGCTGGAGGGATTGTGGCTGTGAATGCTGCGATCAAAGACGCTTTGAAAAAGTACGTTGGTCCAATACTCGAGGAAATCCAGCGTCGCGTCATCATCATTCTGTTGATTCTGTTCGGCGATGACGATCGTGGTTCTGTCCTCGGAGATGCACCGGAAGGCAAAGGTCCGATCTACGACGACCTGGACAAGCGAGCTACGAAGGGTGCTGAGAAGCAGGTCGATGATTTAGCCGATCAAATGACCGAAACGAACAAGTCCTGGTATGACGAATGGAACGAGGACCAACCATTCGAGGATTGGGCTCGCGAGCGTTTGTTTCCTGACTCCAGGGCTGGCAACGTTGCCATAACGGAGACCACCAACGCGGTAACCTTAGGCGAGCGAACGGTTGTCGACCAAATGCGTGAGTTGGGTGTCGGCGTTGATGCGTTGTGGATCACCAAGCGCGACGAGCGAGTCTGTCCTGTGTGTGGTCCGTTGCACAATCAACCGTCGAGCCAATGGGCTGATGAGTTCGCGATGGGTCCACCGGCTCACCCTCGATGCCGGTGCTACCTGATCTATTTCCTGGGTGCGCAGTAATTCGGTAGTATTTTTCCATGAGTAAATTTTTACGAGAATCACAAAGCGGGTTTGATCGTATCGACACCGAGTCCGGGGTGATCTACGGCGTGAAGGTGCTTGGTCCTAAGTCGCGGAATGGTCGCGTCTATGAGGACAATGCAATACGTCGGGCTGTCCCGATGTACGAAGGTGTAACGGTCAATTTGAACCACATTCGCAACGAACCAAACGCTAGGGTTCACACCGAGCGACCGATCCAGGATCGCTGGGGCGTTCTGAGAAATGTGCGATATCTTGAAGGCTCGATCTACGCTGACCTGCACTATCTCAAGAATCACCCGATGACACCGCAATTGGTCGAGGCTGCGCAGCGTTTCCCTGAAACGTTCGGTTTGTCGCATGACGCAGGTGGAGATGAGCAGGTGATCGATGGCGAGCGTCGCGTGGTCGAGTTGTTTGAGATTCGATCCGTTGACGTTGTTGCCGACCCTGCGACCAATGACGGGCTTTTCGAAAGCTATCAGCCTGCTGCGTCCAATGTGTCTGCAATTGAAGCGAGGATGCAACGAAAGGCCAGTCGCATGAAATTGCTTGAGGTTCGATGCCCTACCGGTAAAGGCGGCGGGATTGATAATTCATGCAAGCGCAAGAGTTCAGGCAAGGGTGTATCATCTAAGCCGACCACTTCAAAAGGTTTTACTGGAATCAGTTCTGCAGATGCGTCTAAATATAAGATATCTAAAAACGACGCAGAATTTATAAATGAACTGGCAAAGCAAGGGCGTTTGGAAACTAGCGTTGAGGACATACAGCGTCGTGAGCGTAAATGGAATCTAACTCCGAGCAAAGTTGGTAAGTTCAAAGGCGATCTAGCAGTGCCAAAATCAGGTGCTTTTGCGGGAGTGCCTGTACGCATTGAAGGATGGTCAGGATTGCAGGCTTCTGCTGGACCCGATATGAAAATGCTCCCGTCTGGAAAGCCGACAGGCTATATCGTGTCTGTGCATGACAAGGAGCCTTATGGCTCGTATACGGTAGGAAGAATAGTTATTCCGATGAATGAAATTGACGGAACGCAAAAAATGGAATCCCGTATTCAACGTCGAAACGATCGTATAGCCCACCTGCTCGAAGTTCGTTGTCCAACTGGCAAGGGCGGAGGCATCGACAATTCGTGCAAGCGTAAGAGCAGCGGTGGTGGTGCAAAGTCTCCATCAAAGTCTGAATTGCATCCTGCTGTAAAAAAAGCGAATGTGCATACGAAAAGAGCAGAGGAATTTATTTCACAAGCTCAAAAATGGTCAAAAATTGGGGACTTAGGGACAGCTAATAGGATGAGAGATAAGGCAGCTAGGAGTTTCGAAAAAGCTGCGAAACACTGGGATTCTGTCGATCCAAGTCAAGCTGCGTTTTTAAGAGCCCAAGCAGGTTTCTACGACAAAGTTGTTCGTGGAGATTATCCAACGCCAAACTGGAGGTTGTCCAAGGTTCGCACTAAAAAAACGAATGAGATTGCTAAAGAGTCAAGCATAGAACGTCGCGATGAAAATATCGATTACCTGCTCGAGGTTCGATGCCCAACCGGTAAAGGTGGCGGGATTGACAATTCGTGCAAACGTAAGAGCAGCGGTGGTGGTGGTGGGAAATACTCGCAAATGATTGCGGATGCGAAAGCAAAAAGCCCAGCCGAACAACGAAAGCAAGCAGAAGAGCATTTCGCTAAGAACAAAAATGTTTTAGATGCAATTGCCAAAAAAGAGCTTGGTCTTGAAACGACCGACACTCGCAACAGCGATCGGCTTGATTTCTCAGAAACGAGCGTTTGGTCTATGCGAAATGCTGGAAAGGCAGCGTTCAAAGCCGGTGCAGGTCGTGACCCTAATCCATCAGAACAAAAGGCTATCGATTCTGTCTTAAAACGCGAGTTCAATCGCGACTCTTTAGAAACCACGAAAAGCGGTAATGACTTTTCCGAAATAAGCGTCGGAAGTGCAAGAGTTGCATTGGCTGATATTCACAAACAGGGGATCGCTTCAAAAGGGGCTGGTAAACCGGCAAGCAAGACCAAAAAGCTCACTGACAAGGCTCGTTTTGCTCGAGCTGAACGAAGGGCCGAAAGGTACCAGAAAAAGGGCATGCGGATGGAGGACAAGGGTAACACCATGGTCCAGGGTGCAGGAAGCAACGATAGACAAGCAAGCAAGGGTTATGAGCTTATGCGTGCTGGCAATCGCATGACTGCTAAAGCGCAGACCATTCGAAAGGCAATCGCCAAGGTCAGCGAGCCTGTAGCATCAGAATAAAAAAATCACGTTACCATTTTCTGGTGAGCAAGTTGGAAGTAGTCTATAGCGTAGTCGGTGCGACAAAGAACCAAATCGGAGCAGATCAAATGAAGAAAACCATCCGTCAAATCCTCGAATCGAACATGCCAAAAACTCTCGACGACATGGAAGTCCAGGAGTGCATGGAAGAGGCCATGGATCAGTATCCTGACCTTGGTTCGATGGAAGTGGACACCAAGGACGATGATGAGCAAATGCCCGAAGGCTACGGCAAAATGCCCGAAGAGTACGGGATGGACGATGAGCCATCGACCGGCATCAAGAATGCGTTCAAGGCTGCGATGATGAAGGTGCTCGATGACGACACCTTGGATACTCCTGCAAAGCTCCAAAAGCTCAAAATGATTTTAGCTGTGTCCGACAAGGCAATGGAGGCCATGGGTGAAGGTGCTCCTGCGGCTCCTGCGATGGGTGGCGAAGAAATGCCAGGAATGGAGGAATCCTACAAGCGTCAGATCGCTGGTTTGCAATCCGAGCTTGATCGATCCAAGTGTCGTGCTTTGCTGGTTGAGTCTGGCATCGAAGTGTCCGACGTTCGCATCAAAGCACTCATGGCTCTGCAGGAATCGGAGCGACCTGATTTGGCAAAGACCTGGAAGGGTGTCACGACGGCTCCTGTTGGGAAGCGTCCGGTTCGCACCGGTTCGGTCATGCAAGAATCGACTGCGGTTGAATATCCCAAATCAGCAGAGGATTTTCGAAGAGCAATTAGCTAGTCGCTTTTGGCTCGTTGTTTTTTTACGGTTACTCAACCTAATAAGAGGATTGAATCATGAAGGGTTTGTTACTACCTGAAGCGGCTAGCAAGTACGCCAAGACTTTCGGTTTCATCGATCATTTCGAAGGGCTGAATTCGGCTCGATGGACTTCGACGCTGACCGACTCCGGTACTGCGGCTGTCGGTGATGAAGTCGGTGGCGTGGTCACTCTGTCGCCATCGGACGGAACTGTTGTCGACAACGATGAGGCTTACATCGCGACCAAGGAGATTTTCAAGATCGCGGCTGGCAAGGCCATCGCTGTTGGCGCTTTGGTTCAGTTCACACAGGCTGCTACCAACGCGGCTAACGTATTCGTAGGGCTCATGGATAATGTTGCTGCAAATGCTCTGCAGGACAACGGTGGAGGTCCAAAGTCGAGTTTCAGCGGTGCTGGTTTCTTCTGCAAGGACGGGAACGTCAACTGGCACGTGATCTACTCGGACGGGTCGACTCAGACCATTGCCGAGTTGACTGCGACCAACAGCCTGAACAAGCAGGCGAACGTCGCCGGTGGTGCTGCATATCAGCTTCTCGAAATCGACATTGTTCCAAAGACTTCGACTCTGGTCGATGTCGTTTTCAAAATCAACGGATCGACCGTCTATAAGATGCTCGATCGCACCTACGCAAACGCCACCGAAATCTCGGGCGCGTTGGGCGTGAAGAATGGGACAGCGGCTCAGCAAACGCTCAAGGGCGATGTGTTCGCTGCCCATCAATCGGTTTAACTTTTGGTAGTCCTCAACGTGGGGACGACGGCTAGTTTTCTCAGTTAGGATAGGGAATAAAGAGATGGTTTTAGACGCGAAAACCCGTCGCCACCAGGAACTACGACGGTTGTACGAGGCTGCGGTTCGGGATCGTAATCCTGAACGGTTCATGACCGATTTCCAAGAATCGCTAAAACAAGACGCGGGTGACCTTGCTGGTCGCTGGTCGCTGCGTCAGTTGTTTGAGCAGTTCGTTCCGGATGGGCGCGAAGCAGCTAACATGCTGCGACCATCGTCTGCCGGTGGATTTCAAATCCAGGAGTCTGCTGAATTGGTTGACACCAGTCAGTTCGCAAACATCATCGGTCAAATCATGTACACGGCGACGTTGAACGGATTCAACCAGCCTGGACTGATCGGCGATCAATTAGTCGAGGTTATCCAGACTCAATTCTCGGGCGAACGGATCCCTGGCGTTGGTCGGTTGGGCGACGATCTGGATGTGGTCAACGAGGGCCAGGATTACCCGAACGCGGTTCTCGGTGAAGAGTACGTCGACACCCCTGAGACCATCAAGCGTGGTTTGATTCTCAATGTCACCCGCGAAGCGATTTACTTCGATCGCACCGGGGTGCTCATGAGCGAGTGTGGTCGGGTTGGTGAACGTGTGGCTGTCAACCGCGAGAAGCGTATTCTTGACGTTGTGACCGGTATCTCGACGGTTTATCGTCGAAACGGTTCTGCTGCTGTTGCCACCTACCAAGCGGACAACACTTCGACGAATTCGTTGGCTGACTGGACGTCAATCGATACGGTCGCGCAGAAATTTAATGCTTTGACCGATCCGATCACCGGCGAGCCAATCTCGATCGACATCAACACGATCATCGTCCCGAAGGCGTTAGAGATGTTGGCCAACCGAATCATGACCGCTACGATGACCCGTCAAGCGACAAACACTGGAAACAACCAGACGTATGTAAACGGTAACAGCGTGAACGGCTCGATGCGAGTTCTGACCGGTCAGTACGTGAAGCAGCGTACTAATTCGGACAGCACTTGGTTCGCCGGCGCTCCAAGGGAGGCTTTCGTCTATATGCAAAACTGGCCATTGACGGTCACGCAGTCGGACGAAAACTCCGAGGTCGGTTTCACTCGCGACATCGTTGCTCGGTTCAAGGCCAGCGAACGTGGCGCTGCAGGCGTGCGTGAACGACTCAAGATGGTCAAATGCACCTAAAGATCCACCTGTAGTGGAGTGAGGGGAAGAGAAAGCCTCCTGGGTAAAACCAGGGGGCTTTTTTCATGGGTGTAGCGTGGCAACGTTTCCAAGATTAGAATTTTGATCCTTACATTTTCCTGTCCACTTTAGGAGTAATCATGGCAACGAAAGAAACACCGAAGGATCAACTGTCTCTCGAAGAACGGCTGGCGAGGCTCGAGGCTGCTGAGGCGAGTCTGCGGGAACGCGAAAAGGCAGTCAACGAAAGAGAGGAATCGCTTAAGGCTGCAGAGGATTCCGGTGCTGTGCGTCCCGTCAGGCCGTCTGAGGCCGTCTGTGTGGGCGACGGATACGAGTTTGAGGTTTCACCCGCAAAGGCCGATTCAACGCTTCCAACGAAGCGTATACGCTGTTGTGATGAGTCTGAGGCTATTCGTTGGTATGTGGCAACGACGCCAAGTCCTGAGAACGCAGGAAAACAAGTCGACCCGGTCAAGCATCCTTTGAGGGCTGTCTGCAAGGATTCGAGGCGTGACGAGCGTCGAAAACAGGCTCTGCTACTGGCGTCTCTGCGTGCGAAATCTGAACGCGGGAACATGCTGACCGAAGAAGAGCAGGCCATGCTCGATGCGGCTGACATGCGACGGGCTGGGTTCTAGGTGAGCACCTAGATTGTAGGATACAAAGACGAGGTGCGGCATGGCTTTCATTGATGATCTGAAAACGCGTCGGGCTACCGTTGCGGCTGAATTGGCTGCGATGACCAAGTTGACGATGGGTGGCAAACCCAATGCGATGACTGCTGACGGTGGAACGTCGGTTGATCACGTTGGGTTTCGTCGATCGTTGCTTGAGGAACTGAAGATGCTCGACGAAGCGATCCTCCGTGAGGCTGATGTCCAGGCCGCACTCGATGACGAAGATGGCTCTTGGGAAATTGAATCGCAGGTGTACACATGATCCAGAACGTGTTGACGGTTACGATTCCAGATAGTCAGACCGAAAGCGATTCGGTAATCATTCCAGAGGGTCAGGTGCTCGCTGCAATCTCGACAAATTCTGACGGATTCGACGGTGCGAACGTCGGCTATCAAGTTCAGCTTGATGGTACTAATTGGCTAACTGTCAATCAGTTGGATTCGACCACTGCTCACACCACTGCGCTTGGTGCGACCAAGTGCTACACACCGGTCAATGCGAATGTGTTTTTAGCATCGGCCAGGGGTTACAAATACAAGCTGCGTCTAAAAGCTGCTACGCAGCAAACCGGCGCGATCACATTCAATCTCCACTTCCGGGCGTTGCGTTAAAGCAGCGTGAGTAAATGTTCGCTCAAAGATTTAGCCTGATTGCTTTTGCAGTCGGAGCGTTGTTGGGTATTACGATCGGGTTCGGAATCTCCAATCTTGGAAACGTTGCCAAGCCTGCGGCATCTGACGACATTGCCTTGCAAAAGATCGAGCAGCTTCAAAAGGCATACGATTTGATGCTTGCAGAGCGTCGCGTTTCGAAATTAGAAAACAAGGTTTCTTCGATCGAGTCACTAAAAAAAGAGATCATTGTTTTTACATTGCCTGAATGCCCACCATGCAAGGATTGGATCGACAGGCAAAGCCAACGTTTTCGTGATGCTGGCTGGTCGGTTGGTGTTTGCAACAAACCGAACCACGACTACCAACAAGCACCAATGTTTCATATTGGATCCGGTGAAAATATAATCAGGCACCTTGGTTCTATAACCGTCGAGCAGGCTGAATCATTGCTGCAGAAATCCGCTTCGACAAGGAGGGACTGACGATGAAACCGGATACTACCGGAGGCGCTTGGATTTGGTTGCTGGCGATATTTTTCTTCCCGGTGATTGGTCTTGCGATCGTTTTGTTCCTCATTTTGATTTACTTGATCGAAACCATAATCGAAGCAGTTCGCACATTGATGAAGGGATGGTGGTCATGACCCCACAAGAACTCAAAGCCTTAATCGAATCAGACACACAAGCTGCCAACTTATACAATGAACGTCGATTCGGCGACTGTTCTGTAAGATGCTGTGAGATAGCTCCAAAAGTTCCAAAACAACTAAAGTTATCTTTTGCTGGTTTACTTTCGCTATACCAACACAACACTTCTCTTGGTATGGCGATCATTGAAAAATTGCGACAAGTCGCTGCTCACAACAAACTCGTAGCAGAATTGCTACCATTTATGGCTGCAACGGCTGATGCTACGGGTTGGCCTGATTTTAGTCTACCACCAATCCGTCAGACACTTATCGCCCCAGAAGAACAGGGTGGTATCGGACTCACACTAGAACAAGCAGCACCGATCTTTGTAGCCGGTGAGCAACCCGACACGATCACCGGACTCGACATTGAACAACTAGCCGGAAAGGTATCGATCTAATGGCAGTAGTCACCAAAACAGCACCGACGTTTACGCAGATCTTTGCTCCTGCAATCGTCACCAATCAAAATCTTGGAACCCGATCAACATTAGACCTGACTACAAAAGTTGGAGCTACCTTACTGGTTTTCATTGGACGTAGAGCAAACACCACTCCCACAAGAGCAGGTTACGTCGCTATTCGCCGAACGGACAACAGTACGGTTGTCGTACCGTCAACTGTTTTTGATGTTGTGAACCAAGGCCCAACAACCGCAGGTGCGGCAACGACATTGACAGCACAAAGCAACAGTGGAACAAACACAGTGACGGTAACAGCTAATACTGGCTTTGCTGTGGGTGACGTTGTTTGTTTTAGTGAATCAACGGGAGCCAGAATTCAATGGAACAGAATAGCACTCATCGGTGGAACATCAAATCTGACATTCACACTTGAATTTCCTCTGCACATAAATGCAAATAACGGAGATACGATCAGCAACTTAGCAGACGTTAGACAAGTCTATCTTCCAGGTGGTGACGTTTATGAAATCCGTCCAGTGAATTACAGTGGTCTGGATGAAGTGTTTTGCATCGAAGCCATCATCGATAATGGAGAGACGATCACCTAATGAAACTCTGGGCAAAACGCGAATACGATTGGGCAGATCGGAATGTCGGTTTATGGAGTCCTGTTCTTACTGGCTCGAATGGGTCTGCGCTATTGGATTCTAGCCTCAACAACAACGATCATGCGACGCTAACGAATTACAGTAACGTCAACACGGCCTGGGTTGGAACCAATCGAGGAACCTCTGTAAATTTTACGGGTGCAACATGGGCAATCCCGCAAAATACTCGCTCTGTTTTTCCGCTCGGGTTTTCTGCTAGGACAATGGCATGTTGGTTTATTCACACCTCGGGAGCCTCCCAAGAAATCATGGCCTACGGTGGAAACGCAGGGAGTGGGCAAAGATTTGCTTTATGGCCGCAATTGGCAAGTTCGATGGGTGTGGAGATTTCAGGATTTGGCTATCAAGTCGATTACACTCGTAATTCCGAATTTCGATTTTTAGTCGCAACGCTCAGCGGATTGACCTCGACACTAACTGATGCTTGCAAGATTTACTTGGACGGATTAGAAGGTGTGAATTATCAGGCGTTTGGCACAGCGACAGCCATTAACACGCAAAATACTGGAATGACTTTTGGCACAATTAGCGGTGCGCCGAACAACAACAATTTCAATGGGAGAATCTTGGAGGCGTGGGTTCTTCCTTACACAGCAACACCCGGGCAAATACTTTCCGCTTATCAAGCTGGGCCTGGTGGCATGTTTAATTATCAGCCGCCGAGACGACGGAGTTATTTGGCTCAAGTGTTTAAGCACTACTGGAATAGAAATCGACAACTAATGATCGGTGGAGGAATCCGATAAATGTATCCACGCAACAATGCAACACCATTGCCGATTCTAGTTGGAACCATCACCCAGATAAGTGACGGTGCAGTTCAAACAACAGGTGTTTCGGTATCAGTATCAAAAGACAGTGGTGCTTTTGTTGCAGGAGCCAACACACCTACAGTCGAACAAGGGGAATGGAGCTACACACCAAGTCAAGCCGAGACTGATTGCAATTCACTTAGAATAGTGCTTTACAAAACTGGATGCTATTCTCGATCAATGCAAGTAGTTTTTACTGCTTCTGGTTCCTTTGGACATGCTGGAACAGACCATTCCAAAATTGCTAATACATCAGCAAACGTAGCATTAACGAACACTTCAATCAAATCGATTACAGATGCCGTATCTGCAAACATGACTCAAATTGCAGGGCAAGCTACAAGTGCATCAGCAGCAGTTAGCTTCCCTGCTAGTGTTGCAAATGATTCGACGGTGGCTAAGGATTCGACTGTTGCCAAAGAAGCAACTCTCACGAATCGTCCTACCTTAGTGCAGATCGAGGCATCCTCGGTATTAGCAAAAGAGGCGACTGTTAATTCTGTACTGACTGCGATTCAAAACCTAAACAATCTATCTGCAAAGATGAACGTCTACGGGACTCCACTTATGGAGATTCCAGATTCGGGGACGACGACCTATGCGTTTACAGTGGTGGTTCGGGACGATGAAGACAAGCTGGTTGCGCTCGACGCATCGCCAACGATTGCAGCCGCAAACGCAGCCGGAACGAGTCGATCAGCGAATCTGTCTGCGGTATCGAATCCATCAACGGGTCGCTACACGTTCACCTATTCGGTGGCAAGTACTCACCCTGCGGAGAACCTTCGGATCACCATATCGGGGACGGTATCGGGTGA